CCATCGATATATCCTTTCACCATTGGCGATCCAAAGCGGCGCACACGCTGAAGGACGGCGCGCAGCCGTTCGATCTCAGCCGAAGCCTCGCGCAGGGCGAGGGTCACGTTCTGCGGCGCGTGCTGGTCCTCGAACTGCTGGGCATACAGCAACAGAAGCTTGCTCAGCGAATGGCTCACCAATCCCTCCCTGCGGCCAGTGCCGCTGCTCTGTGTGCCTCTGCCAACTCCTCTCGAAGCCGCCGAATTCTTCTGTCAGCATCGGCCAAGTCTTGCTGCAATTTTCTCACCGTCTCGCCCAATGCGCGATTGACGGTTTCAAGATCAGGCTCTCTGGTCATCAACGCCTCCTCTTCTTTTTGCCATACAACACAGACACGCCAACCTGGTGGCATCGTTTCGCCAATGCCGCATTGCCTCGTGCTCCGCGCCAGCACATAGCCAAGTGCTTCATGCCGTAATGCGTCTGCGTAGCGCATGATGCACGCCGGATGTCGCCACGGTAGCCCATAGCCCGCGCTGTGCCGCGTAGCACCTGCAAGGGGCCGGATGCACTGCTTCGCTTGTTGTGGTTGTGACATCGAACACCGCTCTCGATCTTCGCCATCTTCAAGGCGAATCCAACCGGCACGCCTTGCCGTCTTGCCTCCGATGTAACCAATCGAGTCGCATCCGAAGCATGTGCCAAGACACTTCCAGCCGTCATCGCTGCGATCAGAACAAGATACCTCATCACGGCCAGTACACTCCCATCAGGAAGCCAAGACCGACCATTATCGGGCCGCAGATCAGCCAGTCGGTCAGGGAAAGCCGAGGGGCACAGCTCTCCCTGACCTGGGTAGACTTGGCATACCGCTGATCAGCAGCGGCCACTGAACCGGACAGCACGCCCGGATCACCATGAAGCCACTGCTCTTGTGTGGCATCGTATTCATATTTCGCCATGATGTTCCTCCTTGAAACTATGGCAAGCCTAGACTAGAGTTCTCAATCAATCGTTAATGTAAGCATCCGGTTTGCTCCCCCGGATGTATGGGGCGGTGGCTATCCTCCTTTAGTCGCCGCCCCGCTCATATTCAACAAAGACAGCAGCTTGTCGCTGGCATCGGTTGCGCCATAGCCAACAATAACGTGATGGCCGATGCTTTCCAAGTATGAAATCATGCCGTCTTGATCCGATGAAGTGCGCCCGCCTTTCTGGCGTTTCATCTCGATCCAGATTCCCCATGCCGGAATAAACAAGTCTGGAACGCCAGGAACGACACCTTCGGCCTTAAGTTTCTTTGCCGTCGAGATGTTGCGCTTGCCGCCGTTTGGTATTGCAAAGATCAATACACGAGGCCACTTGGCGCGAAACCATTGCACGAATCCGGCTTGCTCTTCGTGCTCAGAAGGGAGGGAAACCGTTAAACGCATCGCAGCCTTCTTTCTGTACATCATCAGGTACAACGTCACGCCAATGAGTGCAATATCGAGCATCGTACAGGCTCACGCAATCAGAACAGCGGTTCTTGGAGTTCTGCCAACTCTTCGGCAGTGAGGCGCTTGGGCTGGCTATAGTCGAGTTGTACAATGTCGTAGAACTTGTCATTCGGCTTCACCCTTATTCTGCGCGGCTTGATCCAGTGGTCGCACTCTTGCATGGCGTCCTCGGTGGTCATGGCAGACGCTCCTAGCGATGGCATCCGCTTCTGGTATCGCTCCGCAGCATAGCCTCCGTGATCAGGGCATAGCCACTCGGAGACTTTGATCAGGCCGCAATAATAGGTGACGCGGATGCTATCTGGCTTGCCTTCCTTGCGCCAGCGGGAATAGCCAACATCGTCAACGTCAACCCATTCGGCCTGTACCTGTGTGGAGATCATCGCGCCAGAATATGCCTTCGTTCCGTGGTTGAACTGCGGAGGCGGGAATTCATGGCCGCACTCGATGCACACTCTAACGGCGGCATGATTGACAGTCAAACATTCTGGGCATTTCTTGACCGGGGCTTGACCGTCCTCCGTGCGGCCTTTGATCTTCGGCTTGATCTGATCAATGAATCCGTGGCGCATCACGTTGTCGCCGTAGTCCAGCACCAGGCAGTTCTCTTTCCCCGGCGCGATGCGTGTTCCGCGCCCGACAATCTGGATGTATAGGCCGGTGCTTTCGGTCGCCCTCACGATTGCCACAAGGTCGACATGCGGGACATTAAAGCCGGTAGTCAAGACGTTGACGTTGATCAGGCACTTGCTTCCGCCACGCCGGAACCGCTCGATCTTCTCGGCGCGTGCGCTCATGCCATCGGCACCTGTCACCACATCTGCCTCGATGTTATGCGTCTCGAATTCGGCGCGGAGCAACTCTGCATGATTGACTCCGCAAGCGAAGACCAGCCACGCCTTGCGCTCCGCACCATAGCGCACGATTTCTGCAACCGTTTCTGTTACCAATTCCGGGTCCGATGCGGCCTTGGCTAGTTCGCTTTCGATATACTCCCCGCCGCGTTTGCCGACGTTCGATAGGTCGATGGTCTTGACGCCGCTCTTGCTAATCACTGGGGCCAGGAAGCCCTGCTCCATGAGATCGGCCACCGGAATATCGTATGCAATGCCATCGAAGATTGCGTTGTCGCCTTCGTGCAGCCAGCCACTATCAAGCCGGTAGGGCGTAGCCGTAAGACCGACCACCTTCACACCGCGATTGCATATGCGGAGGTCAGAGAGGAACTTGTTGTAGCGTGTGCCGTCTGTCTTCGGGATCAGATGCGCCTCGTCCACAATCACCAGATCAGGCGCTGGCACCATCTGATAAGCCTTCTTGTGGATCGACTGGATGCCAGCAAACGTGATCGGCTTCCGCAGCACCTTCTTCTTTAGGCTGGCGCTATAAAAGCCGACATCTGCATCGGGATAGAGCGCCACCAACTCACTAGCGTTCTGCTCCAGCAACTCCTTGACATGCGTCAGCATCAGGACGCGCGTGCCGGGATAACTCATCGCATCCTTGATCAGGTGCGCGATGATCAGGCTCTTGCCCGAGCCAGTCGGAGCAACAATGATCGGATTGTCGCCTTTCTTGTCTGACCAATAATTGTAAAGGCCATCAATGGCGGCGCGTTGATAGGGGCGGAGTTCTAGCATGTGCTAAACTCCAAAATATGAAGACCACGTCCAGTTAAGCCAACGTATGACCATCCTGCCTTGTAGAAGCACCAGCCCCAGACTGGACGACTACGCTCAATTGTTGGTTTGACCTTTCGCGGGTTCACATAAGTGTAAAGCCGCTCACCCGGCCATCTGGCCCAAGCTTCTGCCATCGCCTCTCGCAACATTTCGGAAGCCTTCCTTTCGCTTTCATTCCGGTAGATAGCGCAATTGACGCCCTGCTGCCCGTTGCCGCTGATGAATTTCCGCCAGACGCATAGTGCCTGCCCATCGGCCTGCATTAAAACCATCTTTTCACCTGGCCCCACGAACAGCTTGGGCTTACGGCCATCTGCGTAGACATATCTGCTGTAATGACGGTCAAAAATTTCCCGACAAGACGGATCGCCGTCCAGCATGTGCATCCATCCTTCGCCTATTAAAAATGGCTGGATCATGAATTAACGCTAAACTCCCTGCCCTTGTTCCTCACGATCTCGCCGTCTTCGTTGATGTAATCGATCCAGTCTTCGCCGCTGTCATGCACCGGCAGCTTCACTAGCGCCGGATTGTATATGTGATCACCGCAGCCGCTGCGCTGGTCGATCTCATCGAGTGCCTTCTTGTGCCTCTCACATGTCCATTCTCCATCAATGCACGATGTCGAGAAGGCGCAAGTGCGGCAATTCAGTTCCGCTGCATCATCGCCGTGGCAGATCGAATGATACGGGCAGAACTTGCACTCGAACCATGCCGGATCATTGCTGATGCCCAGCGGTGGTCGATCTGCAAAAATGATCTCTTGAGCCTTGAACAGCAAATCACCTGCGAAGTCATGATCGACCTTGAGCCGCTCGGCATAAATCTCGTCGGTGTTCTTGTTGACCGAAATGAACAGGCAGCGATCCAGCCCACTCAAGTGCATTCCGATCTGGCACTGTGCATAGTAGACCGGCTTCGCCTTCTCGACGCCGAGGTTGCACAGCACTTTAAAATACTTGTCGCTCATGGTCTTCACTTCGAGCGTGTG